CGGCTAAGATCAATGCCTTGGGTGTTGACGAAGAAGGTAACCCCACACACCGTCACTCTGTTGTAAGGCTTGGTCACATTGTCACTACACCAGCAGAGTATGATGAAGATGGCAATCAAACTACAGCCCCTGTATACTCAGACAAGTATCATGTCGATGTCTTGTGGAGAGTAGAATACGACGAAGAGGGGAATGAAATTTCTCTAGCAGACTGGGACAATCAGATGGTGTGGTGCATGCCCATGGGGGTGCATACCTTTGGATCGTCTAGCGCCAATAGAGAGTATATTGCAAAATGTCAGGAGCTACACCCAGAGTGGTTCCCCGAACCTGAAGAAGAATGATTGGATTAGGTACATCACCATCGACAGCGTCTTTTGTCCCAGTGGCATCTCACGCTATCGCTACGGCTTTTATGAATAGAGTGATAGCAGACGGGGGCACCCTGGAGTCTTATCACTACCTAACAGGCGACTTAGACAAGCTTTTGTAATTGCTTATATTTGCATCATGGCTACACTCTCAGTAACAATCAACGAAAGCATCACTCTCAACGGAAGAGAGAGAGGTAGTGAGATCAACTTGGACATTGCAAGCATCACTCAAGTGATGCAACGTATTGTAAGCCTGCCTGCTGACGGAGGTAGCACAGCCACACAAACCACCATAGCTAACTTTAGAACAGATGTCACTACGGTTGACAGCGCTATGGATGACGACGATGTCAAGTACATCAGAGTAACCAACCTGGACTCTAGCAACAACGTACACCTTTCTTTGCAGCTTGCTGCCAACGGAAGTGCCGATGCAAGCACTCAGGCCAGCGTAATACTGGAGGCTGGAAAGAGCTTCTTGCTCGGTAAGGCTGTAACTGCTGTGGCCGTCGATGATGACGCAGCCACCGCCACTGCTATTGGTAGCTTGGTGGATTTGGAAAGCATCATTGCTGTCAACGACAACAACGCTGACGTAGACGTCGAGGTCTTCGTGGCCAGCGCTTAAGACTCAAGCTTCCTGTAGAAAGCCTGCACCAGCAGCCGCCCCTTTTGAGAAAGGGCATATCTCACCCTGTAGTTCATTTTTGTCTCTTCACGAAAGAGGTGGTCCTCCATGCTTTGAGAAGGAGTCAGTTTATTGAAGTGTTTGTATAAGTAACCCTCGTTAACTAACGGGTACACAAGTCGTTGTGCTAGCTTTTTGTGAGAGTAGTCATACTTGTCTGATGCATACTGAATTGTAAAGAACTCTAGGTCGTAGCACCAGAGCATAAAATTCAGCTCTCTCTCAAAAATGTCTCTTTCCTTGCAGAACTCTATTGAGCTGGTTCTCAGGTTCTTAAGGTAGTTTTTTTTAATGTACCTTTGGTTAAGGGGTGAGAAGTCGCGGAAGAGCTTCTTTTTGGATACTAAACTTTTAGGCATGGATCACTATAAAGATATGGAGGAAGAAGGGTTTTGGTATGAAGTTCAGGAGATCTCACAAGCCTTTTTGGAGATATGCCACAAGTATGACATGAGTGATAGAGTCATATCGGCTTTTGTTGTAGGGTTGCTTGAAGAAATAGATGAGAACAATTCAAACATGAAGGCCTTCTTTCACTATAACTTGCAAACCGAAGATGAAGTTAACATCATCAAGGACTTTATGACTGACTCATTTACCCCGCCTGAAGATGAGGGTCCTGACTTGGACGACCTTCTCAACGGGATGGGTATATCACTAAATTGAAATGGACGGAATTATCAGGAAGATCATCATCGGGAGAGACCCGAAGGATGCCATGGCGTACTACATAGGGATGAGGGCTGGTGATGGAAAGGTCTCTGCGATTGTCATGGATGAAGAACATCTGTACAGATATCAAAAGAAAAGGTATCTTGTATATTTACAATCTAACGATGGTCAGGTGCTCTGGAAATCAGTTGATGACATGCCCTGTATTATCGAATATGACTGTAACTTCTGATGACTGTAGACAACCTCACCACAGACGGATCTGAGTTCACACTCTCCAATGGCCGTCGTTATTCTGGCAGCTATCATATCCACGTTAGTCAAGGGGCTATGGTGGGGGGTAAGCATACTGCCACTCCGCACCAAAGGCTGTTTGCTGTAAACTCTGCCGTAGCTGAGCGGGTGGCTAGCGCACAGAGGCAGCTTCAGGGTCAGCAGACCAATAGAAATAAAATTCAATCAACCAGAGCTACTGCTCGCAGATCGACATCTCCTCCCCGATCATCAGGAGGGTCTGGCGGTGGTGGCGGATATTAATTAAAATGAAAACACTAGACTTGTTTGTCGTTGAGTTAGAAAAAAAGCTCAATGACACCATGACCACGGACAGTGGTTTAGAGCTTTACGTAGACACCAGGTTTAACGAGTTTGAACACAGAGTAACCGAAGGTCCTGTGGTCTCACCTCCCGTAAAGCACGATACAGGTGTTGAAGTCGGCGACACCTTGTACTTCCACCACTTGGTTGTTGTCAATGAAGGTCAAGTTTTGACTGGAGAAGACAATCATTACCTGGTTCGATATGACCCCCACCATACGATCAACAATCAGGCCATAGCACACAAGGGCAAAGACGGGGATATAAGGCCTTTGTGTGGGTGGTCTTTGCTTGAGCCTGTCGATCAGGACGAGCTTAAAACAAAGTCAGATGTCATCGAAGTTGTCGAACTGGAAAAGGAGCTTCCAACAAAGGGCCGTGTCGCTTTTACGGCTCCTTGGGTCGAAGATTTGGGGTTGAAGGTGGGTGATGTAGTAGGGTTCAAGCAGAACAGAGACTACCGCATCAAAATAGATGGTAAGGAATACTATCGCACCCGTACTGAAGACCTCCTATACGTTGAGTCATGATTGACAAAGAAACCCTGATGGACATTCTATCAGAAGAAGAATGTGTGACTGCCGATGGTTTTGATGATGCCCTGGTTGGATGTACCTACGGTGCCAATGTGGTTGCTGTGTATGACATCAACAAGATGATAGAGATACTCATGCAGGAGTCTATGAATTATGAAGACGCTGTAGAGTTTCTTGACTACAATGTAGTCGGTGCATACGTTGGAGAGAAAACCCCGTTATATATCAATTTTGTCACGAAAGAAGTTTACAACGATTGAAGCTGCCAAGCGCTTGATGACAAGCATGGAGGCAGCTATCGACAACATGATTGACGAAATCAAAAAGCCTGTTGATCCTGAGATCAATGGGAGCGCACGTAAGGCTGAGCTGCAGTCCATTAAGCAGACAGCCACAGATTGCAAAGAATTAATTATAGAACGACAACGCTTAGAACAAATGATCAAAGACCTTACGAACAATGGATCAATCGAAGAAGCCAAAGACTACAGCGGAGGATTTGCCGAAAGGTATTCCAAGTAACTGGCAAGAATTAGTCTGGGTGAAGAACAAGGTTGAACACAAGTTTTGGGAGGATTCTTGGAATCCTAATCCCAGGACAGATGCCTAGAAAAGACGCCCAGGCCAGAAGAGAGTATCAGCGTGAATACCACAAGAAGCACTATCAAAAAAAGAAACAAGAGTACATACAGAAGGCTAAGGTCTACAACAAGAATCAGCGTAAGCAAAACAGAGAGTACCTCTACAGGGTAAAAAGATTTTTGGGGTGCATAGACTGTGGTGAGATTAATCCTGTAGTTCTAGACTTTGATCATGTCAGAGGAGATAAAGAGCAAAATCTTTCTACCATGGCTCACGCTGCTTATTCCATTAAGCGTATGAAAGAAGAGATACGCAAGTGCGAAGTAAGATGTTCTAACTGTCATCGTAAAAAAACTCATGAGAGGAGAAACACATAGCCGCGAGTATCCCCTCAAGCTTATACCTTGTAGAAAGGGTAAATGGTTACATGTGGGTTCAATCCCCATCTCGCGGACATGCACCTGTAGCTCAACTGGATAGAGCAGCACACTTCTAATGTGCAGGTTTGGGGTTCGAGTCCCTGCAGGTGTACTAAATTTAATTATACAGATGGCTAAAGTTCAAGTTTCTACATATCAAAAGAAGAGGGTTCGCCGCAAGGGCGTTCATGCCAAAACAAAGAGCTCGAAGAGCAAGGGTTCTAAAAACTACCGCAAGAGGTATGCTGGTCAAGGACGATGAGTATATCGAGGACCTTATCGGAATTTGCCCCAACGGTACGCAAGGTGAAAGTGTTCAGCTTGGTGGGTTGGTCATTCTACTTCCCGCTCAGCCGCCGAAGGAGCAAATTCAAGGATGTGGAAGTCCAGACAACTTGCAGCTGTGGAAAAGGACTCCTATGCCAGAGGAGTTGTCTAGGATTAAGTCTATGGATGAGTGGGCGGAGATGCCAAGGGAGTTTCGACAAAAGTTTTCTCCGTATATCGAAGAGGAGTTTCGGCGTCGGCGTGAGGGCTTTTGGTTTTATAACAACGGTGTCCCTACATATATTACGGGCAGGCACTACATGATGCTTCAATGGACCCGAATGGATATCGGGTATCCAGACTACTTAGAGTTCCAAAAAAATATTTTCTTACATTTAGCTGCGTGTGAGGCGGACCCCCGATGTATCGGGCAGCTCTATACCAAGTGCAGGCGGAGCGGGTATACCAATATCTGCTCTGCTGTGCTGCTTGATGAAGCCACACAAGTTAAAGACAAGCTTCTAGGTATACAGTCTAAGACTGGTAAGGATGCTCAGGAGAATATATTCATGAAGAAGGTTGTGCAGATGTTTAGGCATTACCCCTTCTTCTTTAAACCTATTCAGGATGGAACGACCAATCCGCGCATGGAGCTGGCTTTTCGCGAGCCGTCTAAGAGAATCACGAAGAACAATAAGACTACGCAGACGGGCGAGGCTCTTAATACGGTAATCAACTGGAAGAACACCACGAACAACGCCTATGACGGAGAGAAGTTGCACTTGTTGTATCTTGACGAGGCTGGCAAGTGGGAGAAGCCTACGGACATCAGAGATGCCTGGAGGATTCAGCGGACCTGCCTAATCGTTGGTAGAAAAATTGTAGGTAAGGCCTTGGTGGGGAGTACTGTAAACCCCATGGACAAGGGAGGTAAAGAGTATAAGGATCTATGGAATGATTCAAATGCTAACGAGAGAAATGCAAACGGCAGGACTAGGAGTGGACTTTACCGACTCTTTATTCCAGCTCAGGAATCTCTCGAAGGTTTTTTTGACAAGCACGGACGTCCAGTCATTGAAAATCCTAGTTCTGATGTGTCTGGTATTGATGGTGATATCATCAATCAGGGATCAAAACAATACCTGAAAAACGAAAGGGATAGCTTAAAGAGTGATCCCTCTGAGCTTAATGAGGTTGTTCGTCAGTTCCCTTTTACTGAAGATGAAGCCTTCAGGGACAGCATTGATGGTAGCTTATTTAATGTAGGTCAGATATACGAACAGGTTCAATACAACGATGAGTTGTTCCCTAACCCTGTCGTTATAGGTAATTTTGTTTGGAAGGGTGGGGTTCAAGATACTGAAGTAGTATTTCAGCCTGACCCTACTGGCAGGTTTCGCGTAGCCTGGATGCCTCCAGTGGAGATGCGGAATCAAAAGAAGTTCGATAAGAACAAACGTATTGCACCCAATGCAGAGCTGGGGGTAGGCGGGGTTGACTCTTACGACCTTGACGCCACCGTCGATGGACGGGGGTCTAAGGGAGCGCTACACCTATACAACAAGTTTCACATGGAGCACCCTGCTAACATGTTTGTTGTGGAGTATGCGGCCCGCCCGCCTTTGGCTAAAATATTCTATGAGGACTGCCTGATGGCTGCTGTTTTCTATGGGTACCCAATCTTAATTGAGAACAACAAGTACGGCATTGCAAGACACTTTGAATCAAGAGGTTATGATGGATACTTGATGGATAGACCCAAGCATCTCATGAGCACTAGCTCAAAGGTGAACGTCAAGACTAAGGGTATACCTTCAAACTCTCAAGATGTCATACAGGCTCATGCTCACGCCATTGAGGCTTACATCCACAATCATGTTGGAATAAACAGGGATACTGGTGAGTATGGTATGATGTATTTCAATAGAACTTTAGAAGATTGGATTGGATTTAAGATCAATGACCGAACCAAGTTTGACCTTACCATTAGTTCTGGCTTGTGCCTTTTGGCAGCACAAAAAGTAAAAGCCAAAAAGAAAGAGTCTAGCTTCGATGAGAAGCGTTTTTTCCGTCGATATAAGGTACAGTAAGGATTTCCTATATTTGCAGTAAATCAGCTTTAAATGTATCAAAAAGAAAGCTCGAAGTCGGGTTTCCCCAATCCTCTTGTCAGTGCTGTAGAGAAGCTGGATAAGAAGTATGGGTTGCAGTATGCGAAAGCCATTGAGGGTCAGTGGGGGAAAATGACCGACAAGAGTTCTCTTTATGGTAGCAGGAACGAGATCTTCAATAGGAATAGGCATTACGCCAACGGTACTCAGGATACTACTATTTATAAAAAGCTTCTGACTTCCCTCAACCCTAATGATGGTGAGGGTAGTTTGTTGAATCTGGATTACACACCAGTTCCAGTCCTCCCGAAGTTTGTCCGTATCGTAGTAAACAAGATCTTGTCTAGGGATCCTTACCCTAACCTGGAAGCTGTTGACCCTTTGTCTTCTTCTGAAAAGAATAAGCAGAAGCAAAGACTTCGGACTCAAGTCGCCATCAAGAAAGATCTCCAGGAGCTGAAAGATCAAACTGGTGGACTTGTCTTGGATGTCGATCCAT